TACAGCAGTTGTTGATGTTGCTGATGGAAACGTTATTGTAAATGTACTTGTTGCTGTTTTATCACTACCAAAATTTAATACACAAACAGCCGCATTTGTAGTGCTATTATATATCAAAGCTCCAGCAGTAGTAAAATTTGCAGGGCTCCAAGTTACATCTACAAAGGATACATACGCTGTATTATTAGTTGTATCACTTCCTAACCCTGTTATTGTTAGATTCTTACCCCCTGCTACATATCCAGTACCAGTGATTTCACCTTCTGTAGTATATGCAGTAGTAGTCTCATTCAAAGTAGCATTAGCTGTATAAAGTGCTATTTTGTATGTATAAGGAGTACCTACATTAAAGTTTTCTAAGGCCTTTAATAAATTAAGTTTAAATATAGTAGTTTGGGTTTGTCCTATTGCCATTATTTAACTGGGTATCTAACCTGCCCGCTCCTATATGCATCTTGTCTATCTTTGCCGTCTGAAAGTTGTTTCAACAATATCATAGCTTCGTCGTATCGAGCTTTATAAGTATTCATTACATCAGCTTCACCCTTCATATAGGTATATGCTTCTAACAACGATCCATAAAGTAATGCAGAACTAAAATTATCACCTAACCAAGTTTGGCCGCCTGATACTGTCGTAATAGACTCAGGATAATAAAAGTAATGAAGCTCAACTGCGTATGAAGCATCTGGTGTAGGACCTAATATAAATGAGTTCTGATCAAATACTGCATAATACGCAGGCTCACCATAAAATTCTGAATCTGTATCAGGAAACGACTGCCTAATAAAATTTACATCTTTGTTTAAAAGATATGTGTACTCATTACTAGCATTAATAATAGCTAAGCTAAATGTAGCTAACCAATTTGTAGGCATAGCCAAATACTTATTACCAGATGTAGTTGTACCTGTTACGTTTTTACGTAATGCAGGAAGTTGTACAGAGTTATATATTCTTTGTTCAGCTTGAGATATAAACGTATTTATATCTACGGTTTGAAACGTATTCTCAGTATAACTTTGTATTTCGTTAACTAACTGGGTGTAATTCATTTATTACGCCATTGGGCCGCGAGCTTTAGTACCTTTAGTTGCTGCACCGCAACCACGAATTTGTGTTTCACCATGTCTATTCATTGCATTAGAACCTGGGTCACCTGCGCTTACACGTTGTCTAGCTGTACCTTGATTTAAGTCTTGAGCTTTTAACTTGTTAGGGTCTTGGCTAAAACTAATATCTGCATTAGGTACAATGATTGGTTGTTTATATTCTGCCATGATAATTATCCTTTTTTCTGTGCTGCAACTTTAGCCATACCACGACCCATAGTTTTCATGTCAATGTTCTTTTTACCACCTTTAGAACCTGCATGTTTAGGACCCTTTTCAATACCTACTTTAGCGCCGTCATTGCCTAAATTTTTACCTTTAGTTTTACCTTGTTTAGTAATACCATCAGCTCCTGATTTATATGCCATGTTACTTCTCCTTATGTTGTTGTTACTGTTACTGTGCCTACATTACCTATACCTACTAGATCATTTGGCGTTAATCCAGCATCGTTTAGTCTTGACCCACCTACAGGGTTCCAACCCCATTGTATAATTCTACTACCTAGTGTAGGTACGCCTGTTTCAGTTTGTAATGGTCCTGTCACTTCTACTGTTTGCAATCCATTTAAACCTGCCTGATAATAACTAGGACTGTCGGGTCTTGGATTTTGCACTGCTTGCGGATCATTTACTGGCGTCATGCCTAGCAATAATTGTGGTTGATCCGGTTCCCAACACTCTGGGCATACCAGTATATTAACATTTTTGGTCTTAATAACCAATCTTTTAAGTTGTGTTAACTTGTATCTAAACCCACATCGATCACACTGAGATATGGAATTCTTGGCGCTAGCGTATTTCGATGGCATCGTCTATCTCAAATTTATTATTCTTTAATAAGTTCTCTACACCAGGTATTACTTGTATGTTTTCAATTACATGTAGTCCTGAAACTGTTTTACAATTTAAAGGCGCCTCATGATCTACATGCCAAGAAAATCCAAATAATTTAGTCCTCATTACAGCTAATTCATATGCTTCTTTAATTAGCCATAAATGATCTTTATTAACCCATATAGGCGTTTTATTTTTTTTTGAAGCTCTATATTTAGCCTTATTAGCTTGTACTCTTGCTTTATGTTTTAATCTAGATTTTCTAGATAATTCAGCCGCTCGCTCCGGATTAGCTTTTTTCCATCGCAAAGATTTGGCTGTTATTATGTCTTGGTGTTTTTTAGAATATCTTCTATTTTGTTCTTTCCATTTTTCAGGATTAGCAGCTCGCCATTCTTTTACTCTTTGATATGCTGTGGCTTTATTCTTTTCTCTATATGCCTTATTATATTCAGCTCTTTTAACTGGGTCTTTATATGGCATCGTCTACCTTATGTAACTCATATCTCTAGGTACAAACCTAACACTTGCTTTTTCTCTATCCTCATCTGCTGCTAGTTGAAACGCTGCTTCGTAATCTGCTCTTAACATGGCGATTCTATCAGGCATAACATTAGGTAATTTCATACTTAAATACGCAGCTAACCCTGCAACCATGCAAGGAATAAATCTAAACGGAATATCTTCTACGGTAACACCATTACCTGCATCTTGTATACGTCTTAATCTGTAATATACAAATTGATAGAATGAACTTTGATCTGGTGCTGGCCATACATTGACTGTTGGAAGATTTTGCACATAGACTTTTGATGCTGTTACGTGAGTCGCATCTAGTGCTTCAGCTGTAAGTAATGTAGTAGGGTTTTCTTGACCACTTTGTCTATTAATCCAAACTTGGATAGGACGACCTGTTGCATTCTTGTTGGGAATTGTAATATAGGTTGACTCGCTGATACGATTAATATTAATATCTTGCTGGTTTGATCCTGTGCCCGTGCGTGTTACCATGTCTAACAAATCAATCGTGTCTACAGGCAACGGATACATAATACGGCCTTGCTCTAAATTAATTTGACCCGGTTCTACAGTCCACAAGTTAATACCGCGGTTAGCCCACTCGATTGTCATCAAGTTTAAAGAACGACGTGCGGTTCTTAAGTCATACCCAGTACGTAACTCTTGGCCGCAACGTTCAAACGCATCTTCAACAAGATTATTTAAATCTAAATTAAAACTCGTTTGTCCTGTGGTTCTATCTACCATTATTTTTTCCCTTTAGGAAATCCTGCTTTCATATTAGCGTACGCTTCTGGTGTTATTGTAGACTTTGATTTACTGCGTGAAACACCTTTTTTCTTTCTGGCATTTATGTTTGCATAAAGTCCTACCGGTCCACCTTTTTTAAACTGAGTGAAGTCTGTATTATCACGACGTGCTTTAACTTTGCCTTTAGGCATTGTATTCTCAGTAGCACTAGGAATCTTAGTTTTCTTTATAGCACCCATACCACGTGAAGGTCTCATTAGCAGATCTTTCCTCTAGTTTTACCTTTAGTAGCAATACCATCAGCACGTTTAGAAGCTGATCCTACTGAACCACCAGAAGACATTTTTTTAACAGCTTTACGATATATTTTACCGTATTCTTTGTCGTAGTTAGCCGCTGTAATTTTGCCACCTTTTTTGTAGTTCTCATCAAACTTCTTAACTTCTGTACTTACATCATACATAGCTTTATTTTTACGATACGCTTCTGGATCTTTCATTTCTTCCATTTTCATTTGCTTTTCTTCAATTTTAGCTTTTTGTTCTTTTGATGGAGGCGTAACATCCTTAACAAACTTTTTAATTTTTTCCATTATAGCCATGATTAGCAAATCCTTCCTTTAGTTTTACCACGCATTGCACAGCCATCAGCACGTTTAGAAGCTGAAGATGCTTTTACTTTGCCACCTTTTTTAAATCCTTTTTCAAACTTATCATCAACTAAATTAACATTGACATTAGTTTTAGGCGCGCCGCCCAATCCAGAATCAAATCCGCCTTGAGCTTTTATTTGCCCAATTGCATCTCTCATTACTGAACCAAAAAAACCTTTTCCTTCTGCGGGGACACTTCCGTCTGGTGATGCTGTTGCGGTTGCTGTCTTTTTGCTAAATAATCCCATGATTAAATCATCCTTCCTTTTGTCTTACCTTTTTTCTCGATGCCACCACCTTTAGCATAACCGCAACCTTTAGCCATGCCACCTTTTTTCATTTTGTGTTCTTTCATTTCTTCGGCTTTAGTTTCTTTCTTTTCGTGTTTCGTCATAGCAGCTTTAGACTTATATTTTTCGCCTGTACCTTTTTCTACGATGCCACCTTTTTTCATTTTATGCATTGATGATTCATGCCCTTTAACTTCTTTTTTTGCAATCATCTTTGCATCTGATTTTGTTGCACAACCGCCTTTAGCCATTTTTTTAGCCATACCACCTTTTTTCATGTAGCCCATTTTATTTCTAACCTCCGTTGGTAATTTTGATAATCCAGGATTGTCGCTTGAATCTACTTCTTTAAGTGCTCCACCTGATCCGAACTTCTTAGTTTTATCTGCTTTCATAAACTCTTCTCCTACTAATTTTTTAATTCCAACTTTCTTAGCGAAGGCTGGGTTGTTAGCTACAGCTGCCATTAAATTATGTTGTGCTTTAGATTTACTAGGCATTTTGTTTCCATCTTAAACATTTAAAACAATTACAATCTGGGAAGTGATTAGGTTTTTTAGGCTTAACTACTTCTTCTTTTTTTACTTCTTTAATGATATCCTCGACAATAGCTTCTGTAGCTTGGTCTTTAACTTCTGTATGAGCGATTTCATCTAATAATTCCTTTTGCATTTGTTGCTTTGATTTAAATACTCTGTCTATAAATGCCTTCATACTATTTTCCTAGCCAGTGAGTTACCATCCAGCTTACGACGCCTGAAAAAATAGTAGCGATAGCAATAAATACTTTCCATCCACCTTTAATTTCTTCTAATGTTTTTTCAATACTATCAAGTCGTTTTTTTAATTGTTCCATGTCTTCCATAATACTATCCACGTCTGATTGAATATGTTTAATTTCTACACCGTGTTCTATAACTTCGCGTTCTGCACTCATTTGCAATTCCACCTTTTTAAAGAAGCAGCCTTACGAGTAGGTCTACCTTTTTCATCTTTCATAGGACCAGGCATGCCAGACATCCTAGCACAAAACGACTTCTTACGAGGTCCACCTTGTGGTTGAGGAGCTTTTAAGTTTGACCCAGTAGCTGCGTTATACTTTGCTCTTCCCTTTGCAGTAAGACCTGCACCTTTAGATACAGGAAGTTTCTCACCACGTCCAACTGCTAATGATGGGGTCTTCTTAGCCATAATATATTTGAGTAGCTTCTACATTACTCATATAAGCATAAATACCTTGATCTACACGGACGCCTTCGCCTGGAATAATAGGAGCATTATTATATGTATCGCCTGCAGAAACATTATAAGTTAATAACCATTTTGTAGAATACACTGCTGCTGGAGTAGCTGTAATTGTTCCAGTATTGATATCAGTTAAAGTAAAAGTATCAGCGCCTGTTCTAGTAATTGTGTAATTACCGTCTGTAGCTGCACCACCTGTGCCTGATTCAAAATGAATGCCAATAACGTCTCCTGTATTTAATCCATGAGCTGTTTTTGTAACAGTGACTGTATTGCCTGAACGACCATAAGTGACACTAGCTGAAACTGGCGTTGTTAATGTATCAAATAAAACTACAAATCCAGCCGTAGCTGTACCTACATATGAAACACCCTTAACACGTGTTGCAAATTTTACTAAGTATCCGCTTTGGTCAATGTGAGCTTGTTTTACATCATATTGCATCATAATTAATCTCCTTTATTTAGTAAGGGGGCTAAGCGCCCCCAGTGATTAATTAACTTACAGCTGCGCTGAATGGTGTAGCTGGAGTACCAGAACCTACTAAAGCTGCAGATACTAAGTATTCACCTGATGCAATATCAGTAACTTGAACATAAGAACCGACTAAACCGCCTGTTGTTGTACCGTTCATAGTGATTGTGTCAGAAGCTGGTAATGTACCAAATACAGAAGCTGTAGTACCACCTACTGAAGCTAAACCGTTCATAGTGTCTGTTGCATTAGCAACTTGAATAACATTGTTGTTAGATGTAACTGCTGTTGCAACAATAAATGTGTAAACAGCTTTTGTACCTGTAGCTGCTGGAAGTGTTACTGTAATACCAGCTGCGCGTGATAAATTGATTGTTTGACCATTAGAATCTGAAGTTACTGTTAATGTTGCTGCTGTAACTGTTGAATTAACGTCTGTACCTGTAATAAAACCGGCGAGTGATCGGACTGGGCCGCTAAATGTTGTTATTGCCATAATATATTTTCCTTCATACAAAGTTAAGCTTATCCGTCTTGTATGCGTCTGCCGGGACAGTCTGATAAGCCGG